GATAAACAATAAATTGATAGAATGATATAAGTTTTCCCACACATCACGGAAAGCCCAACTCATTGAAAGTATAAGTCTATTGCGTTCTCCTCGTGACAAGTTATCGAAGTCTAAATCTTGTCCTAGTTGAGTTATGATAACACTTAGGTCATTTTGAAACTCAACAGTATGAGGAAGTCCGATTTTATCAAGGTAATAAGTTAAACGCTGATTTAAGAATGCTAAGTTTTGATCAATAATACGTTTACGAACAAAACTGTCTTTGTTTGTTAATAGCTTGTATAAAAATTCTTGGTGATCTTTAACTTTAACAAGATCATTTACAATATCCCAGTTAATTTCTTGCACAGCGGTATTTTTTAATTCTTCGATCTGTTCTGCATAAGGATTGATCTCGTTGTTTTTAATAGCAATATCGTTAAACAACCGATCTAATGTATTTTTGTGATTCAATGCTTGTTCTAAATTATCATAGATAATAGCAGGGCATTGACCCAACTCACCGATTTCGTTCAGTGTGTCTTTTAAAGCAGTTAATTCTTCAGAATATTCGTCAACAAGTTTTTGACTTTCCTCAACTTGTTTAACTTTAGCGTTAATCATAGTTTCGTGATGTCCGTTATGGATCTCTTGTCCACAGGCATGACATTTATGATCTACCAGTGCTACTAACTCTGATTGTAATTTCTTTAGAACACGTTCCTCTTTTTCGACAGTAGCCGTTTGTTTAGCAATCAACGCAGTTATATTATCGTGCTCTTTTTTATTTTTAGTCCATAATGCGTGAGCCCGTTGTGCTTCAATTTCTATTGCGATATCAATTTTTTCTAAATGCTCAATACTTTCAACAAGATCATTAATTGATTTCGTTTTTGTGTCATCCCAAAGCCTTAGTTTTCTATCTAGTGCATCAATACTTTGTTGAATACGCTGATTACTAGCTTTAATAGTTTCAATTCTAGTATTTTCAGTTGCAATAGAATCTTTGGTAAATTTAATTTGCTCCTTGAGTGCTTCGGCCTTTTCGCTTAATAATGTAATGCCAAGCAGTTGCTCAATAATAGAACGTTGATCTGATGCCTTCATAGAAAGGAAAGGCTCAGTGTAAGTGTTTAAAGCCACAAGATGTTTAAACATGTCGTGACTCATACCTATCATATCTTCGATCGCTTTTTGTGTTTCTCTGCTGTCACCTTGACTTTCATCAAGGTCTTTGAGATCCTGTTCGTGCCCATTAATACTAAATTTTAACAAATTAGGCTTACGTCCGCGTTCGATATGATATTCTACGCCGTCTTTTTCAAATGTAACGGTACACAGCATGCCTTTGCTGTTAATTTTGTTAATTAGATTGTCACGTTTAATATTAGTTAATGCTTGTCCGTAGATAGCATAGCTAAGACCGTTGATAATAGTAGTTTTACCAGTGCCGTTACGTGCTCCGCTATCGTCACCACCTAAATCTAAGTTCTCACCTAGCACAAGTGTAAGCTGACCTTTATCAAAATTGATAGCTTGTGTCTGATTGCCGACACTCATAAAATTGCGTACTGTGAGATTCTTTATTTTAATTGTCATAGGTCTTTGTAAATGTTCAACAGCAATGCTTTATCATACGATTCGCTTTCGATCGCATCGATTTGATTCATAACAATAGTATCAACGCTTTCGAAGTTAATATCGATCGGAACAGCATTAGATTCAACTTCAACCTTTTCCGGTATCAGCATAAGTTCACGAAGTTTGTAATCAGGAATAAATTGTTCTTTAATGAAATTAGCTTCTTCAAAACTGATAGGCAAATCAATAGTCACACGGCAATGCATTTTTTCACGCAACAATTTATCTGGAGAATCAATGATTTCGCTTAACTTGTACGTTCTATAAACTGGTTGTAAATCCCATGTTCGGTATTCAGGCTTACCGCCCCATTCTAAAATCATCATTCCTCTATCATCATCGCCTGCGTCTGCATAGTTATGAGGAAATGCGTTACCTATATAGGTAACGTTTCCTTTAGTTTGACGTTTATGAAAATGTCCGCTAAACACATACTCTTGATTACCGAAGTGTTCAGCTTGCAACTGACCGTGATCTGGCATCTGAACCATAGCATTCATATAAAACAATGGTAGTTCCAGATGTCCAAACACATAACGGCTTTTAAGTTTAGGTATTTCACGCCACTCGTCCCCTACTAGCCAAGGCATAATAGTTACATCGCCGTCAGTAAATTTTTCTTTAATAGGAACGATGTTAGGAAACAATCGCATAAATTCAACGCTGTTGATTTCACGCTTGTCTTTATAGAATAAATCGTGATTGCCTAAAATGAAATAGACCTTTTCAAAAGTTTGACTTAATCTTTCTAGGTTGCTGACAGTGTAATTCATAGTACTAACGTCTGTAGTACTGCGATTGTTATGCCAGTCGCCTAAAAAGATGCAAGTGTCGCAACCTTCCTTTTTAGCAGTTTCGCAAAACCAAATAACAAAGTCCTCGCAATCTTGATTGTGAGTACGACTTCCGCTTTTGAGGCCAAAATGCACATCAGTAAAACATGCCGCTTTCTTAAACAAATTATCCATCTATTCTTCCTTGGCTTTATAGCCATTGTGGAAAACTCCTAACACAGTTTTTTCTAATACAGTTTTAGCCCACTGCCCAGTCTGTCGTTGGAATTCACTCTTACTAGGATAGTATAACACTTCTCCGGTCTCGAGTTCAACCTCTAATCTCTTCGAAACCTTAGCAGCACCTTTAAGAGAATTGATTTTATTTTTTTCTTTCATTTCATTTTGATGCTCTTGTTGCCATTTTTTAATTCCTGTAGCTTTATCTTTCGCTACAGACGGATTTGCTTCATAGAATTTTTTAAGTGTTTCGGATTTTTTCTTATAAATTTCTTCTGTATGTAAATGCTCAGTTATTTTTTTTCTATCTTCCTCGGAAGTGTTTGCCCATTTAACGTTTTTATTATAATCTCTAAAGCTGTCTCCTAATGCTAATTTTATTTTAGATACCTCTTCTTCGGTTAGCTGATACAAATCGTGTTTACCAAGTCCATCTCCGCCCGGCGTCGAGTTTAGCCCATTTTTAAAAGAATTAAATTTTTTAATATATTCAATTTCAGCCAATGCTAACTTACCTAAGGATGTAAAATTATCTTCAACTATTTCTATACTACAATTTTCAACACCGTAATTTTTTATTGCTTTATGCAGTTTGGTTTTACCCTTAGTTTGAGATTCTTTACAATGAGTTTTCCATCGAGATAATTTGTAAGATGGTTTAGTATCCAATCCTATATAAACTTGATTTAATGGTATAACGGTAATTTTATAGATAAACATATTTTAGTCCAAAGTGTATAGTTTTATTTATACACTTCGGGTTAAAATCAATCCCAATCGCTGCTACCGCCATCGCCGCCACCTGGTGCAGGACGTTCTGTAAATTGTCCCCCGCCGCTGTTTTGACGAGTCCAACTAGGGTTCATGCCATTCATTTCAAGAATATCGTCTCTGATATTTTGATTTCGTTTTTCGATGTTTATGATGCGCACAAATGAATTTGTAACAGCAGCGGTATAATAAGCAAACGGATTGTCGCTCTTGCTTTCATCAAATTGAAGACCGATTTGTGTAAGTTGAAGAATTGCTTGCCCTTTCATTTCATCGTTATAGGTATAACCTCTAACATTACCGCGGGTAGCATATCTGTCACAGAGTTTTAAAAACATGCGGGCAAGATTATCAGTCATTTGTCCGCGCTCTTTGTTAAATCTACCAGAATTTAAATCGCCTTCCCAGTGGCTTTTTCCGACACAGATTAAGTTATCGTTGTCATCAAATTTCCAATGTTGGAATGGAGGAAAATTAACTTTCTCGTGGCTGTCGGCGGTATTTTTAAGAGTTTTCTTTCTTCCCGGTGCAAGTGGAATATGTGTAAATGTCATTACACGGAACACTACATCGGATTTAGAAATCTTTTTATAATCAACTTCAAATTCTTTTGCTGGAATTTTTTTACCACCCGCAATCATTGCCGCTTCGTGTGCTTGTTTTGACATTTTTGCAGCTCTGTTGCGTTTAGCTTCAGCAATAGTTCGAATGTTTATTTTAGAAAGATCTGTTACGATCATGTCGTAATCGGCATATTCTGGTGCAGTGTAACTGCAATATGTGTTTTTGCTAAGGTGAATTTCTCTTAATAAGTCTTTGTTTGTTAGATATTTTATTTTAGGTGCTGGAGATATCATATGTGTTTAGAGTCCGTAATACTTATATAATAGCATATTTTGTCAAGAATAAATAGAGTATAACGGAGAAATTGATAAAATGGCATTAAACATCAACCCACAGGCTCAGCTAGTTGCTGAAATATCTCAACGTCTGGGATCGGGTTCAAACTCCGGCGGAAGTTCTAACATCACAGGCGAAGTAAGTGCATCGCAAAAAAATAATACTTCGGGTATTGTTGAAAGACAGAGTGGCGGTGGTACTAGCGGACTAGGACCCGGTGCATCAAGCGGCGTAGGAGCAGGCAGTGCATCTGGCACAGCGTTAGGAGGATCTGGTAATCCTATTCAATCCTTAGCATCAAAAGCACAAGGAGTTTCGACAGCTATTGCTAATCCAGCAGCATTTGCAGCACAAGCTATTGATAAAATTGGTGCAAGTTCTAGTTTTGGAGGTCTTGCTAAATTAGCTACCCAAGCAGCCGCAGGCGCCGGAGTTGTTAACAATCTATTAGCATTGTTCCGTTCAAAAAATATTCCAACAGGTGCTGATCTAGTAAACAAAGCAATTCCATCTTCCTATGTTGAAGTTAAACAAGGATTAGCAGAAGATTGGCGTATTAGGATTGATTGCAATTTTGGGCTGTTTGGCAATTCGTTTGATAGATTAGCAGCAACTAGCGGTTTAGTTTGGCCTTATTTGCCTAATATTACATTTTCAACTAAGGCTAATTATACACAGTTAGACCCTGTACACAACATACAGCCCTTCCAGGCATACAAAAACAGTCAAGTTGAAGACATTCAAATTTCCGGAGACTTTACAGTTGAAACAGAATTTGATGCAGAGTACTGGATACAGGCCACTACTTTTTTAAGAACAGCAACTAAGATGTTTTTCGGAGCGAGTTCGAACCCGGGGAATCCTCCTGTTATTTGTAACTTATCCGGATATGGTGCAAGGGTATTCAATAATGTACCAGTAGTTGTTAAATCTTTTAGTGTTGATTTTAAAGAAGATGTTAATTACATGAGATACGGAGCAAACGGACAACCTCCTACTTGGGTTCCTGTTCTCAGTACAATTTCGGTAACAGTTTCACCAATATATAACAGAAGCAGATTGCGTCAATTTAGTTTACAAGATTTCGCTGCTGGCAAAGCAATAGGATACATCTAAAATGGCAGTTTACAAACGAACATCTCCATATTTTGAGACAAGTCAAAATAGATTGTATTTAAATCTGTTAACTATACGTCCTGTTCCTGCAGAAACAGACGACTTCCTATATACAATCGAAAATCAATATGAGCATCGTCCAGATTTATTAGCATTTGATTTATACGGTAAACCTACTCTATGGTGGGTGTTCGTTCAAAGAAACATGGAAGTAATCAAAGACCCGATATATGATTTTATACCTGGGGTACAAATTTACCTCCCTAAAAAAACTAATTTAGAAAAGTTTTTAGGAGTGTAATATGGTTTCTAGAATTCCTACAGTTGCATCAAGCGGCAACGAATATACTTATGATGAAGCCCGCATTGAAGCGGCAAGACTAAACACAATATCTCTAGAACGTTTTAACGCAGAGGCCAACCGTGCATTGGGTACATCGGCTAGAGATACCGGCGGATCAGAAAACATAACTAGACCAGACGGGTCATCAGTAGGAAATTTAGTAGGAAGTCTCAGTACCAAACTAGGATCTGTAAGTAATATTACGAAATCTATTATTCCTGGCGCAACAATTTTAACTAATCTGCTGCCAAATTTACGACAAGATCCAACAAAAACAAGTTCCGGACTGTCAAGTCTAATAAATTTATTCGGTGGTAGTAATGGAAGCGGCTTTAATGCATTAGCTGGAGGCCCACCATTTGCTAATAAGCTCGAACAGTTTGCGTCTTATTCTGCATTATGGACAATGGCTTGTATTACTCCTGCACAATTTAATAACCCATCAAGTTATCGAGGTAATCCGGGGGCATTAAACAATGTTATATTTTCATCAGCTGGCAGGTACGACGGACAAAGGACAAGAACAGCACAAGGTGTTCCAGAATTTTTTGTAGACAACGTTAACGTTGAGGCATCGGTTGCACCTATTCCAGGTGCAGGAAATTCTTTTTCAACTAAATTTCAATTTGACGTTATTGAACCGTACTCAATGGGGTTGTTTTTACAGAGCCTTCAAGTGGCGGCAATTAATTCTGGCTATCCGAATTATCTAAGCGACTGCCCTTTCTTATTCAAACTAGAAATTGTCGGAAATACAGATGACGGTAGTGTTGTACCAACAAATGAAACATTAACTAGATATTTTACTCTTAAGTTGACAGATGTAAAGATGTCAGTAACAGAAGGCGGAAGTAGGTATAGTGTTAATGCAGTGCCTTTACATCACTTAGGTAAGGCTAATACAGTTGATACAATTTATACAGATGTTGCAATTGTAGGAGGAAACGTTTCGGAAGTACTAGCGACTGGAGAACGCAGCCTCGTTAATGTTTTGAATACCGCACAAAAAGATTTAGTAGCGAAAGGTACTCAAGCGGTTCCTGATATCTACGAAATAGTATTTCCTTCAGATGCATCAGACCCATTAGGACTTTCCAACCCAGCTAATACTGAATTAGCAAATAGTTTATTGACTGCAATTAAAGATCCTAACCTCGATACGTTTAAAAGAACTATTGCAGGAAGATCTAAATCAGAGACAACAAATGTAGGAAACAGCCCTATAGCATCTGCTAGTATGAATTTTACAGCAGAGTCTGGCGGTAACCCAGAATATAAAAAAGAAAACGACCTAGTGGACGAAAAGTCAGGAACGATCCAGCGCGGAAAAATGTCTATTAATGTTGGAACACGCACATTCACTTTCCCACAAGGCGAGCGTATTACAGAAATAGTGCAACGAGTTATAATGAGCTCTGACTATACAACACAGGCATTAAAAGAACCAGACGAAAATGGTATGTATAATTGGTTTCGATTAGATGTACAAATGCAAATATTAGAGTACGATCCGAAAAGAAATACTCAAGCTAAAAAATATGTTATTCGAGTGCTTCCTTATAAAGTTAGTAGCGAAGTATACAAGAATCCAACTGCACCAGGACAAGGTCAGAAGCAAAGAGAAAAAATTATTGCCAAGAGGTATGACTACGTTTATACTGGACAAAATAACGATATTTTAAAATTTGATTTAGTATTCGACGGAATGTTCTTTACCGGCGCACAGACTAGAGCTACCGGAGATAGCAAAAACATTGCCAATCCAAATATTCAAAATCCTGTTGATACACCTAGAGGGACAACTCCGGTACAAACTGGTTCGGCTGGACCAGCAGTTAATGTACCAACGTCTGCACCGGTTAAACCCGATTCTAGCATCGCTACGAGAACAGCAACAGGCAATAAAACAACAGACAAATTAGTTGAAGATGCTTTCCGAAATGCTTACGAAAAGAGCAGTGCTGACATGATCAATTTAGAGATCGACATTATAGGCGACCCGTACTATCTATCAGACAGCGGAATAAATTCAAATTACTTTGCTAAAAAAGGCCCTAATGATCAAACCACTGCTGACGAGTCTATGAATTATGAAGGAAGCGAAATATTTGTTTACCTATCTTTCAGAACTCCTGTAGAACCTAATTTAGGAACATCTCAACAAGGCGGGTTGTATGATTTCCCTCAGGCAGGAGTAAGTCCTTATAGCGGTGTTTTTAAAGTAACTAACCTGACACATAAATTTTCAAGCGGTACATTTACACAAACATTGAAATTAATCAGAATGCCAGGCCAAGGCGGCGACTATGTTGGAATACAAAATATTGTTCGGGGAACTAACAACATCTATGGTACAGATATTCCTGTACCACCGAAAACTTCACCTGCTGCCGATGCACCAGTACCCGCAAAAGAAGATGTTGCTGCAACAAATCTAGGAGAGATTGAAGAACCAGGCGGTTCATCTCAGGCATTTAGTTCCGGCCCTCTCCCAGAAGAATAAATCAAAACGAGAATAGTTAATGGCACAAGAAACACAAACACTACGATCTGACTCATTAGGAAAATTAGACAAAGGTATAATGTTGGCTATTGTAGTCGGTTACCTGGATCCTGAGTTTATGGGAGGATTAGAAGTAACCTTGCTACGAGATCAAGGTAATAGTATTGGGGATCAAAATCAAACATATCCTGTAAAATATGCAAGTCCCTTCTATGGAGCAACTGCATATGAATATATGGGATTAAACAAAGCAGATTTCAATGACACACAAAAAAGTTATGGTATGTGGTTTCCCACACCAGAAATCGGAACAACAGTATTAGTTGCATTCGTCGATGGTGAGCCATCTGAGGGTTATTTTATTGCCTGTGTTCCTGGTAAGTTTGCAAATCATATGATTCCTGCAATAGGTGGATCTACTGAAGTTGAATTAACCGAAGAAGACAAAAAAATATTTGATACCACAGCACCATTGCCTGTTGCAGAAGTAAATCGTAAAACAAACACTTTAGAGAAAGGGCTCGAAGTTGAAAAGATCAAAAGACCGGTTCATCCTATCGCACTGAGATTTCTGGAACAAGGACTGTTAGAAGATGATATAAGAGGAACAACAACATCAACTAGCAGACGTAATGTACCTAATACAGTGTTTGGAATTTCCTCTCCAGGTCCAACTGATAACTCAGTTAATGCTAAACGAGGATTTATAGGCAAGCAACAAACTAAATCAACAACGCCAGTTCCTGTTAGTCGATTAGGCGGTACACAATTTGTAATGGATGACGGCGATGCACGTTACTTGAGAGTAACACCTGCATCAGAAGGACCTGTAGAATACGTCGATACACAAGATCCAAAAGAAACACGTAAAGGGCAAGGTAATATTCCTTATAACGAATATTTTAGAATTCGCACGAGAACAGGGCATCAAATTTTGATGCATAATAGTGAAGACCTAATTTACATTGGTAATGCTAAAGGAACGACATGGATAGAGTTAACAGCCAACGGTAAGGTTGATATCTATGCTCAAGATAGTATTAGTGTTCATACAGAAAACGATATTAATTTTAGAGCTGATAGAGATATTAATCTTGAAGCGGGTCGCAATATCAATATGCGAACAGAAAAAGGAAGGATGCATGCCGATGTAAACGGTAACCTAGAATTTGCTGTAGCCGCTGAAACACTGATTACTACTACCGGCAATTTGAATATTAAAACTACTGCTGCTAACAAAATTACCTCCGGTGCTACAACAGACATTCTGAGTGCAGGCGCTTTAAGAGTAACAAGCGGTGGTAAACTTAGTATTGGTGCTGGCACCATGGTCATGCAGGCCAACACTATTGACATGAACGGCCCTGCTCCCGAAACCGCACAAACTGCAACAGCGACAACTCCGTTGTCGTTGCACCAAAACTTATTAACAAGTTCTACAGCAGAGTGGAGCGGCAATAACAGGTACCAAGTCAAACCCAATCTGGCTAGTATAATGAAACGAGTTCCTATGCATGAACCGTGGGCATTACATGAAAACTTTACTCCAGCATTTCTCGGACCCAAAGAAACTGATAGAGAAACTAGCGATGTTGCCGGCGGCACAACAGCTAATCCGCCCGATGCACCCCCAACGCCTCCGTCACAAATTCCAGCTCCGATACCTACTTCGGATGACACTGACGGAACCGATACACCTGCAACAGAAACTGAAACACCACCCGTAGAGGCGGAAACACCGACACCTGTTGAAGATGAAATAGCTAAAAAAACTAAAGAATATAACGATGCTGTTGCAAAGGCTGAAGCTGCAAATGCAAAATTTAGTCCTATATATCAACTTCATTGGGATACAGCAGACGAGGCGTTAGAAGTTATACGTCTCAAGAATGCAGCCGCAGCCGCAGGTAATACTAGAGGTGCTGCTGAATTAGCAGCACGAGAGAGTGTTCTTCGTACAAAAATTGCAGAATATGCCAAGCAAATGGAACCGTTGCGTAAAGAAGAAACAGAGGCTGCTACTAGAGCAGTAGCACTAGGAAAAGAACTAGCTGCATTGAAAAAAGGAAGTTAAAATGGCAAAAATATACAATAAAAAAACCGTTGCTTCGCTATCAGCTAGCGTTGGCTCACAAGGCGTAACTGCATTTACTTATAAGGGATTTAATTCACAATCTGCTGAAAATAATTTCAAATCCTACGATATTGATTTAGTTAAGCAAGATATCATTAATCACTTTTACATTAGAAAAGGTGAGAAATTAATGAATCCAAATTTTGGAACTATTATTTGGGACATGCTTTTTGAACAATTTACACCTGATGTTAAAAAATTAATAGTTGACGATGTGCAATCTATTATTAATTACGACCCTAGGATTGCAATCAATTCTGTAGTAGTTGATGCAACAGATCAAGGAATAAGAATCGAAGCAGATGTTACGTATTTGCCTTTTAACATTACTGAAAAAATGACGTTTGATTTTGACAAAGCTAATTCTATCATAATATAAGCACATAATTTATTGGGTAAATACACAATAGGAATATGAAATGACAACAACATCAAGACAAAATAACCTTATTCTTAACGAAGATTGGACTAGAGTCTATCAAACATTTAAAAATGCCGATTTTAAGTCCTACGATTTTGAAAATCTTCGTAGGGTTATTATTACATACCTACGTGAAAATTACCCAGAAGATTTCAACGACTACATTGAAAGTTCAGAATACCTTGCATTAATTGATGCTGTTGCATTTTTAGGACAAAGTCTTGCATTTCGTGTTGACCTAGCTAGTCGTGAAAACTTTATTGAACTTGCAGAGCGTAGAGAAAGTGTGCTGCGATTAGCAAGAATGTTAAGTTACAATCCTAAAAGAAATATCCCAGGTTACGGAATTTTAAAATTTGATACAGTAACTACAACTGAATCGATCCTTGACGGTAATGGTCGTAATTTAGCACAGCAAACAATAGTATGGAATGACCCAACTAATCCTAACTGGGCAGAACAATTTGTAGCAGTACTTAATGCTGCTATGGCAGATAACACAGAATTTGGGCGCAGTCAAGGATCTGCAATAATTCAGGGGATTCCAACAGAGCAATATAGATTTAGAACTGTAAGTGCAGATGTCCCTATTTTTAATTTTACTAAAACTGTAGCTGGACGTCGAATGGTGTTCGAGCTAATGAGTACGTCATTTAAAGGTGCAGAAGAAATCTACGAAGAACCCCCTGTGCCTGGAAATCAATTAGGATTTGTTTATAGAAACGATGGCAGAGGTGGTACTAGCGCCAATACAGGTTTCTTTATGATGTTTAAGCAAGGTAGTTTAGAAGTTGCAGATTTCACTATAGATATACCAACAACGAACGAATTAATTGCTATTGACAGCGACAACATTAACGATAATGATATTTGGTTATATTCGTTAAATTCTCAAGGCGTTCAGCTAAACCAATGGACACAAGTATCTAATTTAATTGGTAACAACATTGCTTACAACAGTATTAATTCTAATATTAGAAACATTTACAGCGTTATTACAAAAGAAAATGATCGCGTTGATTTAGCATTTTCTGATGGTATTTACGGCAACTTACCTCAAGGTGCATTTAGAGTTTATTACAGAGTTAGTAACGGATTAGTTTATCAAATCGCTCCTTCAGACATGCGTGGTATTAGTATAACAGTGCCGTATGTTAATAAGCAAGGGGTATCCCATAACCTTACTATTTCGATGAGTTTAAAGAGTACAGTTAGCACATCTTCCGCCGCAGAATCTTTAGCATCGGTTAGAGCAAATGCTCCTGCTCAGTATTATACTCAAAATAGGATGATTACAGGTGAAGATTATAATCTAGCACCTTTAGCAAGCAGTCAAAATATCTTAAAAGTAAAAGCAATTAACCGAACATCAAGCGGTATATCGAGAAATTTTGATATTATTGATGCAAGTGGAAAATATAGCAGCGTCAATGTGTTTGCCGATGACGGATTAATTTATAAAGAAGAAGTTGAAAATGCTCTAGCTTTCAAATATCTGAATAGAATAGACATAGTTAATTTTATTAGACAACAGATCGAACCATTACTTACAAGCACATCGTTGTATAATTTCTATCTAACTAAATTTGACAAAATTTTATTTACAGATCAAAATACACGTTGGACTCAGGTTACATCAGATGTAAACAGTTCAACCGGTTATTTTAAAAATCTTGTAGACAGCACAATTCTAAGAGTTGGTATCTATACCACTAGTACCTTAAAATATGTTGATGTAGGCGCTATGATTAAGTTTATAGCACCAACAGGACAATCATTTAAGAAAGGTAAGTTAGTCGCAACTAATCTAAATGATCCCGATCAAACAGATAGAATGTGGACAAAGGTTGTTAAAGTCGCAGGTGATGGTACAAATGCAGGTACCGGAGTACTATCCAATGGGCTAGGTGCAATCGAGTTCAACGATGCAATCCCCACAGGCGCTATTGCAGTACAAATAGTTCCGAAATTTGTTAATAACTTACCAATTTCTGTAGAAGCAGAGATGACAAATTTAGCTTTCTCTAATTTAAATTTTGGTTTACGATACAGTATTTCGGATCAAGAATGGAGATTAGTTTCGGCAGCTAACATTAATTTAATAAATGACTTTAGTCTTGGTAAATCTGGTGATATAACGAATGCAAATTTGGATTCATCGTGGATCATAGCATTTGTTAAAGAAGCCGATCAGTATGTTGTAAGAGTCAGAGGAATGGATTACATATTTGCTAGTCTCGAACAGAATAGATTCTATTTTGATGGGACACAAAAAATCTATGATAGTAAATCAGGTAATACCATTAAAGATCAAATAAAAGTATTAGGAATTAATACAGATAGCAATTTAATTACTCCGTTACGTCAAGACCTTATTTTTGAAATCAGCGATAGCATAAAATATGCAGACGGCTATCAGAGTTCACAAGAAATTAAAGTAGCATTCTACGATAGCGACGACGACGGAGTTATTGATAATCCAGATTCTTTCGAACAAATTGTCGGAAGCGATAGAGATTTAAGTTATTTGTTTTTTAAACAAACAACAGATACCTATGGAAACATTGTTAAAGAATATGTCAACAATACAGACGAAACGATTTTAATAAGAGAATCAGAGCGTCAGATTAATGTTAACGATTTTGATAACGGCCAATTGATTTATTTCTATTCGGTTAACGAAGATGTAGTTAAGCGTGTTGATAAATCTACTAATACATTAGTTATTGAAAGTCAATATTCTGCCAACCTAGGTCGTGATGGAATCAAATTCCAATATATACATAATGCTAATGTTGATCGTCGTATAGATCCAAGTGTTAGCAATATTATAGATATCTATTTGTTAACCCGTAGTTACGATACTGATTTTAGAAATTACCTTTTAGGTGCAGGTGTAAAACCCGAAGCACCTAACAGTGATAGTTTAAGAATAAGTTTTGGTGGAAAACTAAATGCAATAAAAGCAATTAGCGATGAAGTTATCTATCATCCAGTAACTTATAAAGTATTGTTTGGATCGGCAGCAGATGAAAAACTACAAGCTCAATTTAAAGTAGTAAAGAACCCAAGCAAATTAATCAATGACAACGATTTAAAGGTTAGAATCATTAGTGCAGTGAATGAATTTTTTGATGTGAACAATTGGGACTTTGGTGATAGATTTTATATCAGCGAATTAATTACCTATGTAACAAATAGTGTTGCTCCGGATATCAGTAATATGGTTATTGTTCCACGCCAACCTTCTCAATCGTTTGGTAGTCTTTTTGAAATTCAAAGTAGAGAAGATGAAATCTTTATCAGTGGTGCAACTGTAGACGACATCGTTATTGTTGCAGCAATTTCAGCAGCTGAGATAGGTGTTTCAGCAGAGTCAATTATTTCAACTACAAATTAAAATGGCCAAAGAAATATTTCCTAAAAGTCAGCTCCCAATTCGAAAAACAGTAGAGTTATTACCTAAGATTTTTCAAACAGACGCAAATGCTAAGTTTTTAGGTGGCGTCGTAGATCCGTTAGTACAGCCCGGTGTTCTTGAAAAAACTGTTGGGTATGTTGGCAGACGCTACGGCAAAACATATAACAGTAAAGATGTTTATCTAGACACTGATAATACTTTGCGCAGTAGATATCAGCTCGAACCTGCTGTTGTTGTAAAAAAAGACGAAACAGTAACAGATTTTTATGATTATCTAGATATCAAAAATCAATTAAAGTTTTTCGGTAATACTGAAGAACGTGACGATAAAACTTTTTCTCAAGATCATTATTCTTGGAATCCCCCAGTTGATTGGGACAAATTCGTTAATTATAGAGAATATTTTTGGTTACCAGACGGCCCGCCTGCGGTTAGAGTTTTTGGACAAGTTCAAACAGTTATTAGTACATACAAGGTTAGACTAGGCGTAACTTCTACTTGGATATTTACTCCCGACGATTTAACTAACAATCCAACCCTAACCTTATATCGTGGCCAGACATATAAATTTAGAGTCAATGCTCCAGGCAATGGATTTTTTATTAGAACACAACTTGATACAGGATCGTTAAATTATGATCCAAATTTGCCTTATGCTAAAAATCAAATTGTTGTTTATGGCGGAAAATTATTTAAGGCACTGCAAGATATTGTTGCACAGGTAAATCCGATTCCTTTAGACGAAGACACTGCAAATTGGAAATTTGTAGAAGTTATCTCCGAAGGGTCTTATCTTGATTATAATAACGGTGTTGCGAATAACGGAACCGAATTCGGAACAGTAACATTTACAGTTCCTTATGATTCTCCTGATGTTTTATTTTACCAGAGCCTTACAGATCCAAACAGATTTGGTCGATTCTTAATTGCACCTATTGAAGAAAATACAAAAATTGATGTTGAGAAAGAAATTATCGGTAAGGAAACTTATGCCAGTAGTAATGATATTGAATTTACTAATGGTATGGTTGTGCAATTTGAGGGACAAGTTACTCCTGAAAAATATTCTCATGATACATGGGTAGTTGAAGGCGTTGGTAATAAAATTACTTTAACAAGATTTAAAGACCTTGTAGTATCTCCGATTTTAACTAAATTTGCACCCGAGGTATTATTTGATAATGGCGGGTTTGATAGTCAGCCCTATGATGATGCTAGCTCTT